CAGAGAAACAGTCTGACGTTATACAAAGAGTTCGTATTCTAAACTAACTGACAAGGCCGCACCACAGGCCAGTCTCCTTAATGAGCCTTTGTCATTTATTGCAATGCTATGTTGGATTGTGTCGATTCTTTGGCACAAATCTGTCACAGGGAATTACCGCAAACCGATGATGTCGCTTTGCGGTAATTTTTTGCCCCATGGCTGCCCCAAACCTTATTGGCTAAGGGCGCCAATCTATTCTAAACGTTAGTTCCATCAGCTCTCTGCCAGGCTGATGCCGTACTATTCCACCACAGCGGAAGTCCAAGGGTCGTGTCGTAAAACATTTGACCGGCAACCGTTCCGGCAGGTCGATTAGATGTTGCACCCCGCACAGAATATGCGGAGTCCTCCACTCCGGAGCAACCAAGAACCCTTACCTTCTCTGGCGTGAACCCGGCACCAACAATCGCGCCGTCGCTATTTCCAGTAAGTATCCCTCCGACTATAAGTATGCCAGAACAATTACTTCCTATATTGAATCCAAACTTTTGAGTTATGCTAGCCATGATTTTTACTCATAAATTTCAATGGTCCCAGAGCTACAACCTGCAAAGGTTATTTGTTCTGATGAATCTATATCTACACCGCTATTCTCGGTGTTAGAGAATGAGCATGATGAGAACGTGCAATTTTTGGCATTTCTTAACCTCATTCCATCGCCGGAACTATAGTGGCAAATGGAGTTTGTTACCACCAACTCTCTAGCACCATCAATTAAAAGACCTGTCCCATTAAATGCGCCAAAGCTACTGTTGCTTATTCTGCTAAGTGCTATATATTTAATTGAAGTTATGCATTCGCACACCAAATTATCAATAAAAACAACGCCACCAAGAAATCTTGGAGCCCTGCCAACAAACCAATCATCTAACTCTATTACCAATCCAGCCTGCGAGTTATAGAAATATGAATTAATAACTCTTGTGTCTGTGCCATTCCTAACTTCTATTTTTCCGTTACTACTCCATATCCTATCGAACTGAGCTCCGTTTCCGTAATCGAACGAAACCTCTCCATCCAAGAGTTCTGGCTCACAATATATAATACCATCAAAGAGATTAACCTCTTTGAACGTTGGGTAATAGTAGCAATGGAGTTGTACTACTCCATGGTATATTGTGCAGTTTTCTATCTTTAGGTTATTAGTGTATTTTGCAACAATTAAAAATGGGGTGCCAGATCCGATATTAGAGAAAGTTATGTTCTCTAAGTAGACATCAGATACCCTTTGCCCATACTCTCTAGACACCCCATTGATATATATGCATGCTCCAGTACCAATAGGCTGAAGCTCTGTGGTTTTTCTGTTTTCCCCAACAATCCTTTGAGATTTTGTTATCTCCAGGCTGTCCACTTTGTAGATTCCAGCAGGGATATGAATGTTCTTCCCTGTGTTTATCGCGAGCTGTATTGCTGCCGTATCATTAGATGACCCATCCCCTTTAGCCCCAAAGTCCCTGACGCTGACAAAGTCACCCAGTTTATCTTGAACTGACCGATTAACGCTGCCAGTGGCTGGGTATTGATAACTTACAAGTGAAGACCCTGATGGAGCATGCAACTCCTGACGCAACGAAGCATCGCCAATATTAACCCAGTTGCTGTCTGGGGATGATGCGGTGATCGTATATGGTAACTGGGTGCCCATGTAGCGATACCAGGAACCGTTATAGTAAACAATTTGATTACGCGTTGTGACGGTGAGGCCTACAGCCCAATCTCCCAGCTCCATCCATCCTATGGTTTGAAATAGACGATTGGCTTCTGCCTCAAATCCAGCCATTGTTAATCTGGCTTTTCCGAACTTGTCCTGATACGCCTCGTCATCAGAGTTCATTACGCGGTCGAAATTGCCGATATTGAATCTGAAATCCCTAGGGCTTTCGCTCGGGATTGGATTGTTAGTCGGTGTTGTCGTAGACATTAAAATTCCTTGGCGTATTTTAAATGGTGTTTCTTCCGCGCTTGGATGCGTAGAACTGGAGATCTTGATAGCACTGAGTCAATTCTGAATTTGTCAGTGCGCGGTCATATATTGCTGCGGCGTAAATCCCCTTACCGAATGCAGGAAAGAAACTAGAAGGACCACGATGTCCACCAATCAGAATTGTCCCGGCGCCAGTTGTGTTTCTCGCAGAGATGCTTGTTGGGTTTCCGATAGACAGTGAGCCATCCCGAGCAAATGCCAATCGAACGCCGTCAGAAAGGGACGTCAAGCCGGCAAAAAAAGCAACGTTGCTCTCATTGAATGGGGCCACACCTGCGTCAGCGAATACGACAGATGATGATGAGTTTTGCGCGTAGTTTCGGAATCGAGGGTTAGCAGTCCCGTTGTTAGCAAACCCAATGGAATCGCCACCATTAGCACCTGAAGTTGGCTGAAAATAATTACTTATCAGCATGCAGTTTTGTGCTGCATCGGTGGATAAAGTTGGTTTTGCCAAAGAGATATACGTATACGCAGATTGTGCTGTAATGCCCGTGTCAAAGCAGTTCTGATAGTTACACACAGCACCATCGTCAGCTATCGTCGGCGACCCGATAATGGTCATCGGGAGATCTTCATTAGCATAATTTACTAGCGATTCTTCGATGGTATTTCTAATCGAGTACAAACCAAGAAGACCATTCGTAATTGACAAATAAATCTCTTTAAAGCTGCCAAGGGTGCGATATCCAGTCCCCGGAAGAGTTACACCCGTTAATTTAGTTACAGTGCTCATGGTTACCTCAGAGGGAAGTGAAGTGTCGATCTAGTGATTTTGCTAGTGATGCAGCGCCAGAGTTATTCAAGTGCAATGAGTCAACCCATACTCCGTAGCCATTCATAACAGACCACTTATCCCAGTCGTCATGGAAGTTGAAAAATTCAACTCCCAACTCCATAGCCAAGCCAGCCATTGCATTTCGGAATTCCGTTGTTGGCACGGCTCCAGTGGCGTTGCATTGAGCTGGGCTAATTAATACAACCCCAGTCTCTTGGTATGCTGATTTATATGCGCCTACAAGGCTTCTAATACCATCGATATAAGAAGCAACACTCTTATTCAATCGAAAGTCATTTGTACCAAGGATGACAAATATCAAATCTGGCTGCATGAAGTTAGCGAATTGTTGAATTTGCGTATAATAATTTGTGATACCACTTCCAGTTATGCCTGCATTGCCGCATTTCTGGAGTTCTATACCCCTGACTTGTCTTGGGCACCAGAATCCATGGATGGCAACGTTACCAGCATTGCCAGTGGTATCAATTTCAATTTTATGCGGAGCGTCAGATAGCGACGATATAGGTATTCTAACCATTGTCCCGGTGTTGTTACCAGGAACGCTAACCCAAGAACCGCCGTCGATTCTGTACCGGAACGTACCATTCAAATCTTGATAAAGGATATTTACTTGCGTACACACCTGGTTCTCTATCGTAATTGTCTGGTCTGCGGCGCTAGTGCTAATGGATTGCCCATCCGGACCGCATCCGTTTGTTGGCGCTACAGATACGGCACTGGCATCATATAGTACCCATCCCTCAGTCTTGGTAAATGACACACCATTCAGCATAAACTGACCATTTACAGAGATGAATGAAGAGTTGCTTACGGCGTACTTCGATTGAAACAGGTTATACATGGCCTGTGGGATTGCCACATATTCAGACCATGAATCACCGGTAAACATAACTGTCGGTCGAATATTCTCGTTATTAATCAGCCGGCCAAGCTTTGATTTGAATTTGAAAAGTGTTCGTCCATCTGTGGAGATGGGTTTGCTTGCTGATAGCGGCGCCTCGCGAAGCTGAAACGACGGTGAGAGCATTAAGGAGATCACAGAAAGGAGCTGTTGAGATAGCCCCTTCCCGCTAATCATTCCTTCAGTGAGCCATAACGGGACGTTATCGGCCTCATCTACGAATAGAGGGACATCGCCGACACTTGGATTGAAATCTATTAGCCCTTTACTGAATACCCTTCCACTTAGGTCTTTGGCTATATCGTCATGCATCCCTTTTACATTTAAAAGGCCGTTTTCAAGCCATACGGGAACCTGTTCGGCCTCATCGACATAAAGAGGAACATCATCGTCTGGAACAATTACAGACGGGACACGCTCAGAAACGCTTTCCGCAAGAGAAATGGCTTCGTTTACCGCATCGGCATCAGCAAACCCTTTCCCGGTTGGTGTAGCGACGCCTGCGGTGTTTGTATAGATATCTACAGACCTGCCATCGCTGGATGACACGACGGTGAATGTTCCATTTAGTGGGATTTTTCCGCTATCTATGTCAGCCTGAGCAAGTGCCACCGTCGCATATGGCTTACCAAGTATTGATAGATTGCTAACGATTCCGACAACGGTCGGCTTCTTCTGCCCCAGTCGGTCTGTATATTCTTCAGCGCTGGATGTAATGAACTCATCAAGCTTCGCAGAGTTAAACCGAAGGTCTACATATGCCTCAGATGGTACTGGCCACATTGTTGGTGTTGTCATGAATCAATGACCTCATAGTCATACATTTCGTCGTTATACTCGACAATCGTTAGAGCAGTGGTGCCGTCACTATTTGGTTGTTTCTCAGTGACAACCCATTCAGTTGCATCCATTTCTATTTGCGTGGCAATGATGTAACGAGACGGGGATTGAACATCTTCGCCATCCCAGATATTTAGTGGGATGTTAGGAACTGCGGCCGTGAAGCCAAACTTCGTGTCCTGACGTGGCGATGCAAGATATTTCGCAGTAGGGTTGCCGATTGAGTCAGTGACGACGACGTACATTTCACCGAACCATTCAATCTGCTCGTTTGTATCGAAATCATTCCCGATACGGTTAACGATGTATCCTGACTGCTGGTTTTTGTCGTACATGTCTGCAACTTGAACCATTTGCCCCACATTCACCCACTCACCATCTGCAAGGGCTGTAATTCCCATTGTCATACGGGAATAGAGCAGCCTTCTCACCTCCTTTAAAGCTCTGTCTCTAGCCTGATACGAGTTCCGCACGTACAACATGCTGAACTTCTTCGGCTTGACTGCTGCGCCCTCTTCTATCCGATCACCAACAATGCGGTAACGGATGAATGCCTGTTTATTTGTTACCGGGTTCTTATATGTGACCTCAACTCCGTCAAATCCGCCAGGAAGCGTCATGTCATATGAGATGCTATATCCTTCGGTTTTCATATTTGCTCGGTTGAATACTGTCACTGGAGCGTTTCGCTTTTGGTCACGAGCAAAAGACAACACACCATCGTCCCAGTACGCCGTTACCGTGGCCGCATCGCAGATAGTTTGTATCCGATCGCCGAGGGAAATATCTTCATCATCAAATGTGTAGTCGAAGTAACCAAGCCGTTCATCGGGAAGGCTAGTGGCAATAGAGTAGAGCTCGAACAGGTCGATAGTGTTCTCAGGCTGCTTACCCATTACTAACCATGTGTGCGCTACGGCATCAGCAAACGAACGAGATGGTCGAAGGGTATAGTCAACTGTCTGCGTATCTAGGTTGTACGTGATAGTGTGGCGATTAATTAGCGCGTTATATTTCCGATCTCGCGAACTTGTTGCCTGTTCTGTCGCAGCAACTTTTACGGTAACTAACGTATCGTTTGGATATAAAACATCATGTCTAGTGCGCACAATGTGTACGGCTTCAACTTTTAAAACAGAGTGATCGTTGCTGTTATTGGTTCTGACAAACTGCACCGCATATCTGCCAGAGCCTGCAGTTGGGGTTATTTTGAACGTGCCGTACTTAGTGTCCGCATTCTCATCGTCATTATTCAACCCAACATCAACCATTCCCTCAGTACCAGGTATCTGGTTATTGTCATCGTCAACTTTCCAGTATGATACATCTGCTCTAGCCCAGTCACCGTGGCCAAGCTGGGCTTGCATGTGTACCCACAATTCCGTGCCGGCAACGGGAGAGAATGACGGACCAATTACCAATGATTCATTATCGTTAAGCGTAAAAAGTGTGTTATTGATAACAACGTCAGCGGGAAGTTGGCCTATATCATTGCCGCTTAGATTTCCGAATGTGAACTCATAAAAATACTGCGGGTCTACAACTGCGCCATCGTCAGTCGTAACTGCAGAAATCAGGTCAGCAAAAACCGTTACATCTCGCGTTTCCGATCCGCCAACAGTGTTGTATGTGACGCTTACGACGAAAGAAACAGAGTGAGGTTTTGGCAGGTCATAGAAATAATCGAAATCGCTATTCCTCTTAATCTTAACCAGTGCCTGTCCGGCTATGAATGCACCAGAAACCATGTCTGTTGTGGTAGTTGCCGTTTCCACAGGTATATCGCCGCTTTCGTTCGGTCCTGGTAGTTCTTGACCGTCTATGTCATCAAACGCGAACCCCTCATAGATGACCGGGATCACCGTTCCGGGTTCGAATATTTCGTATGACGCTCCTGCAAGCGCTCCTAGACTGGATTCAGAATACCGGACAGACGTGACGTCATACCGGCCTAAGCCGAAATTCATCCACTCAGTTACTTTCTTGATGTTGTCTACATATTCGAAAAGGGACTCTTGAATTAGGTCGGGGAATGCGCGTACTTGGCCGTAGTTATCCGGCTTGGCCTCTCCGTTTCGGGCGATGTTCGTCTGCCCCTTTAAGCTGTTATTCGGAGATGTTTTAGAGTTATTGCTCGCGGCATTGGCATTGGGCTGCTTGATTAGCGAGGAGATGATTTTCTGAGTAAACTTAATTGGGTTGAAATGCTCAAGCGGATTTAGAATTGTTCCTACTACGCCGTCTTTTGGTTGGTCATAAATGCTGATGACATCAAAAGGTGTTAACGGGAAATCTAGTTCAGCATCATCATTCAGCCGATGGCCGTTTCTCAATATCTCTACGTCGTGGTGCAAACCAGCCGAATTCAACCACTGATAGAAGCTGCCGCCAACAGGTAACCTATGCCGCTCTTTCGGTAGACCTGGTACTCTCTGTACTTCGATTAACGGCATATTCGTAAAACTCCACTTTTGTGAATACTTTCTCTATTGTCCGCAGTTTATCCATGCGAACGTGTCCATTCTCGCCACGACTGTGGAATGCCTGACCATCCAAGATAAGCCCTACGTGCTTTGGCTCACCGCCGTAATACGCAATGAAAATTCCGCAATCTACCGGCCTGCCGGATATTGACCAGAACTCGACATCACCTTTAAAGCACGTCCTGAAGTCACTTCCGGCTTCGTAGTCCGGAGTCTGGTGAATCTCAATGCCCAGCACGTGACGATAGAACAACACGACCAATCCCCAGCAGTCTGCTGCTTCAAGCGCGCACGCTCTATCTCGCCATGGCTTTCCAGTCATGACGTCAATGAATTGTTGTTTAAGCATTGGCAAGCCCAGGGAAGTCTGTGGTGTTGTAGAGAAACGCGATATTGTTATTGATAGGATTCTGCAGCGACAACGTGCAGGTAACATCCTTGTCATCCATAGATACGTCCTTTACGTATAGCGTCCATGGCTTGAGTGGGGTATTCATGTCCGCCGCATCGAATCGTTGATATGTTGCCGTGATAGGTACAATTCGAGAATAAGTTCTCCACAATTTCAGTTTCTGTTTGAAATCGTCAGCCAGACGACTGAATTTTGCTGTCGCATTGATAACCGGCGTGTTGCTCTGCTGGCTTTCTGATACTTCCATTCGGCACGGCGTGTATATCAGGCCAGCAAACGTCTTCGGGAATACTTGACGATTCACAAGGCGTACATTCCCGAAAGTTGGATGGTAGAAGGTCATTGTGTCGTACAGGATGCGGTTTGGACGTTGTGATTTGAACTCTCGAAATGTCGGCATCAGGCTTTACTCCTATCCGTTGCAAATATATCTACAGGAACGGCATAAGGATGAATTGGCATTTCTCTGTTCAACGCTATATCGAGATAACTCCACCAAACAGGAGGGAACTCGATAATGATGTCGTCAAAGTCGTCGTCAGAGTTTTTGATCTGCCTAGCTACAACGGTTCCTGTCCACGTGATTACCCCGTTGTTGTCGCTAGTCTGCGTTGGCGGCTGAGTGAAATGTAGTTCCTGTAGTTGAAGGCCTGAACCGCCTAAATTTATCGGCATAGTGAACCACTGAACGCCGTTGTTCAGATAGTTCTGGCTTCTCAGCCACAGTTGGAATGCCCGCTCCTGTTCTCGCGTGAATAGCCACGTCAGATTCCATGTTGCTTTTACGTCATCTGTGAACTTTTCGTATATCGCAGGACCTACCGCCGCTTGGTCAGCTCTAAACGGGGT